TTGGCGCTTCCACCTTTAGATTCCTGCTCAACGGTGGATTGAACCTGCTTAATAAAGTCATTGTTATTTTCGGGATCATTAAGCGCTTCGCGTATCCTAGTTTTCTGTTCTTCGGTCAGGCTAGTATATCCATCATCGTCATCCGTTATCCCCTGATTGGCTGCATCCGCTTTCCCCTCTGTATAAGCCTCAACAACGGTATTGGTCTGCAAGGGGGATTCGCTCGCAACTACTTCAATGCTCTCTCCCTTTTTACCGCTTGCATATGCCTCAAGATACGCCGAGGCATATTCAGCCGGTGAAATGTTCGCGTTATCTTCGTATGATTTTACAAACTTCTCCCCGGTTTTCTTTCCAAGAACCTCGGCAGTTTTGGACAAGCCTTTTTCTATCGCTGCGCGCTTCGCAATCTGCGAGAACGGCGCTTGTTTTGGCTCGGTGCGCCCGCTAGTACCCTGATCTAACGAGGCGCTCACAGGGCCGTTTTTTGCGGAAATAGGGGCATCCTGTTTTTGTGCGTTTGTAGCTCCGGTTTCTTTCGGATGAACAGCCTGTTGCGCTGCTTCCTGCGCGGCCTGTTCAAGTGTGTGTTTCGGTTCTTCGGCGGGGTTGATTTCGTCCTGTGCGATTTCTTGCGGAACCTCGGACTGTGATTCAACGTTGCCGGAGGGAAGCAGTCCCATGGCAGGAGAAGATGCGGCGGGATCAGAAGAAGCGGATTCATCTGTACTTCCATCAGGATTGACTTTCCCGCCATTCAGGATAACACCTGCACCATAGGAGATAGCTGTGCTTCCTGCGCCGCTTAAGGCTCCGATAGCGGCGGCGCGAATGCAGTTGTTGATAACATCTCCATAAGCTTTCTCTTCGGCTTCCTTACGGGTCATTCCAGATTGCATGTACTGGTTTATGGATTGCGAAGCATTGCTCATTTCACCCATGATTTCAGAATCGCTCTGTTCTTCAATCCATTCGCTTATAGCTTCGCCCGGTCCTTCTTCCAATGCGCTCCGGGCTGCGCGTTTGATTAGCCCCTTAATCCCTTCGGCACCTTTGGCTTTAAAAGCGCCAAGAATCTCATCCATTGGTATTTTTTCAGTGGCAACTTCAGCAAACGCCGTCACTCCACCGACGAGTAAAGCCTGAACATCAGATCCGCCGCGTAATTTAGCATCTTGAATCGCGTCGGATGCAGCGGAAGCGCCAAACATGGTAAGACCGCCTGCCGAACTTCCACCCATGGCGGCCAGTTCAAGGCTTTCTAAAGAGGAAGTAAGCGCGTCATATCCAAAAAGCGCAACCCCTTGCAGGAAAGGCGTTCCCTTTAGATCGTCATTGATTTTTGCTCTGGCTGAACTTCTCAACGTTCCAGAAAGCTGCGTTCCCTCAAAATTTGAAGCATAGGGATCAATCGTCTGTCCGGTAATGCTTTGCCATACAGAATACGCCGTTCCAGCGATTTTAAATGGAGCGGCCATGATAGAATTAAAAGTTGCAAGGCCCGGATGCTCTGTACCGAACTGCTCAAGCTCAGTCTGATTTTTGTTATATAAACGTTCGTTCAGGCTGTTTGTGGAAAGACTTGTGAGCGTGTTAAAGTAATCTGTGGCGGCGGTCAGGCCCTGCGTTTTCACAACATAGTAATAGGTCTTGCGTTCATCATCCGTCATTTGTTTTGCAATGGCGGACTGGCGTGCGCGTCCGTTATCAAGCGTACCGGGTAATCCGTTTGCCGCGTCAGGTATACTTCCGAACATCGGTATGATACCATCCACAGAAAGAACATCATCAAAGATTGCACGGTCTGAACTGTTCGCATTCTTCACAATCCCGGCATATTCCGTTGATGTATTCTGCATGAAGTCAGATACTGTGCTCTGGAAGTCGGCGTTGTTTTTCGCGGAAGAATACGATGAAATTTTGTTGTCGTTTGCAGCTATTTGATTCTGTTGCTTTTTCAGGCTTTCTTCGGATAGTTTGTTTTCATACATGGACGGATCAATTTTCGGGTTAAAGGTAGGTGCCGCATGAAGTGAAGGCTGGCTGCCTGCGGTCTGGCTCTTTTCGAGCGCTTCCGCGTCCAGCTTCTTTTTCTGCTCGGGACTAATTCCATAGCGTGCGGCGGCATCTTCGCTGTTCTGGAAGGTGGTACTTTTTCCATGTTCCTGAACAGGCGCGATTGCTTGCGATTGCTTCGGGCTGTAGTTTTGCAAGCCGGAAGCAAGTTCGTTCCTTTTCTCCCGTAATTGTTCCGACATTCCTGTATTTTGTTCCGAGCGAATCACCGACTGTGTTGGATCCCCAAAGGACCGGCCCAATGCGGCCCCATGACCATTCACAACAGGCGTCCCGCCATTGTTGTTTTGATTCTTAGAAGCCTCAAGCGCGGCCTGTGCAAGTCTGTTGAGTTCCTGTTTGCGCTTATATGCCGCAATATCTCGAATCGACTGGTTACCGCGCTCCTGAAAAGACTTCAGAGAATCAGGCATTCCCTGTTCTTTTGCCTGCTCATATCTCGATTCTTCAAGCGCGTTTTTCTGGGCGATTTTATTATCATATAAACGTTTAGAATTTTGTTGCTGTTCTTCTCTGCTCGCAGAAAAATTTCGATCTTGAATCGACTTAAGCCGTTTAAGCCGATCCTCGATTTCCTGCAACATGTGTTGTGAACTTCCAGAACCGGAATCGGTATCAATACTGTCGGCGTTATCGGTTACGTAACGGCGCGCATAATACGCATCCTTATAGGCATCCTGAATAGCTGCGAAGGTTTTTTCCTCCCCCGAATAATCGCCGCGAAGGATGGAATTGCTTTTATCAACAAAGCTCCCGTATTTTTTATTCTCATTCTTTGTGTATCCGAGAATATCTCCGATTGAGCGCCCAGAACTGGTTTTTCCTTCATCGTACAATTGGACGTATTTACCCAGACCGGAGGAATTATTGGAAGCAGAAGAAGCCGCTTCGCGTGCGGCTTTTTCTTCGTACAGTTTTTTTAGCTTTTTTTGCTGGTTAGAAGCCATGAAAACACCTCATTTCAATTGTGCTTTGCTATCATAGCCTTAAGGTAATCGGCATAAGAGTTTGTCCCGGCAACGCCTGAAGAATTGGAGTTTTTATGACGCTGCCATTCTGTTTCGGTCATAATAGTATTGTCGTTGGTGAGCGCTACATATTCGCTGTACGTCGTCGGTAAAGCATATGTCGTGCTTTTACTCCCTTTACCTCCGCTACCGCGTCCGCGGCTCTTACTGGCTGCTGCCGCGAGCTGCTTTGCATAATCGTCCTGGGCTTTCTGATACCAGTATGCCCGATCCGATTCCCATGCGGAAACGTCGTTCTGGTAGTGGTTATATTCCTGCTCGCTCATGTCGTTTGCGGCATTATACAGGAAGTTCAATTCCGTGTTATAGTCGCTCACGCTGTCACGGTACTTGTTGTAAAAGGAATCCTCCTGATTTTGGAGCAGGCCGATGTTGTTATTCAGCGTAGTTCCCTCGTCTTGATATTGCTGGTAGGCCTGACTACGAAGTTCTGGAAGAACGTCGTTTAGTTTGGAAAGGTACTGCTGGTAGGTTTGCTGACCCACACTCTGCGCATAACTGTTACCATAACCACCCGTCAACGCGGCTGCTTGTGCCATGCTGTCTTTACTGGCTTGCTGCCCCTGCCTTGTATAACTCTCTTGATATTGTTGATAGAGAGGGTCAGAAGAAGCATCATAAGAAAATGCGGGTCTGTTCAACGCCTGATTAAGAAGCGTTTGAATCTGATCCCCGTATTGGCTTACATAAGCCGCTGGCGCATTTGCCTGTTGCTGGTTCACGGCGTTCCATGCGTCCGTAACCGATTGACTTTGGGTATAGGTAGGCCGGTTGTTCTGATAGTTGTTCGCTGTGGAAGGGGTAGCGTAATACGATGGTGTAATCCCGCCCAACGATTTTTGCGTAACGCCATTTTGCTGCTGTTGCTGCTGCCAAGGCATAGGGGTATTGGAATTACCACCATTAACGTTATATTTGCTTTTTAGAAAGTTCGCCGCGCTTTCAGCGGACAACTTATCTATATCTTCTTTCCTGTCTGCCATTGCAGCCGCCCCCCTTATCGTCCGACGAATACCGTCAATTCCTGCGATCCCGAGTTATAGGAGAACCCGGTGATCGTGGAATATCCGGTAATCGTTTTTTCGGTATCCCATTGGCTTGTTCCATCGTCGGTCTGTATCTCCGTGAGCACTTCCACGGCCGCCAGCACGCCTTCGGCGCTCATAGTGGTAAGCAAGCGCCCGGTATCAGCCGGGGTTGCCTGCCCGATCACGATCACCAGCAGTCTGTTCAGCGCGGAGTTTTCGGCGCACAGGCTCACATTCTCGATTTCCGTTCCGTCATTCAGCCGTATTTTCGACATGCTGATCTTCCTTTCCGGCCTCCGGCATAACCTCCGGCATGGCTTCGTCGGTAATTACGGTCGAGATGATCTGCATTGCTGTTACCTTCTGATTGATTTCTTGCGTGGAGCGAACCGGGACCATTTCGAGTAACTGTAGCGCGCTGTTTAACCTGTTGATATTGACCTGTTTCATACTCTTACACCCTTTCTTATGACCATGTCAGTACGTTTCTGTAGGCTCCGTCGAGAAGAATGCTGTTTGTAACGACCCTGTGTCCGTTCAGATAAAAACTTGCGGCGTGCATATCTCCGCAGTAGAACGAATCCGCTGAAATCGTTCCGTTGAAGTAGGAAAGCACGGTCGCTATGTTCGCTTTCATGGTTGCGTATGCGGTTTCCATCGCGCTCGCGTCAATCGTATGTGACGATATTTTATTCACGTTGATGGTATAGTTGGTTACCGCGTCCCCGGCCATCGTGTTTCCGGCTCCATAGGTCACAGAACCCGCGTCCACGTTGCCCCGGAAATGGCCCTCCTGACAGTACAACGCACCGGCGACGGTGACTCCGTATTTCGCCCCGATCTTGAACCGCCAGTCCTTGCGCGCGCCGCTATCCGTGATCTCCGTGGCTTTCAGGATGTCGGCGTTTCCCCAGTACAGCGTAGGGGCAACGTCCGCACTGTTGGTACCCAGGTATTGCCCGGTCGTTCCGATGTTAAAGCCGCCGATCCTGCCGCCTGTGACGATCAGGAACCCGCTTGTGTCCACGCTGAAGGTTTCGTTGATGGACACATACCCGGTCAGGCTGATCTTGCTCGCGTCGATGGCCACTTCTTCCGCGCTCTGGTTGATAGTGCTGATTACGCTGTCTTTGGCCACTTTACTTTGAATCAACTGCGCGGTCTGGCTGATATATGACGTATAATTATCCGTTGTCACATAACCGTTTACAGGGCCGCTTGCGTCTACCGCCTGTTGGATAACCGTAGACACCTTTTCCGTCATGTTATCCGTGTCGATGTTGGTCAGTACGGCATTCAGGGTCTTTTGCAGCGCATACACATACTCGATCAGCGAGCGAAGTTTTTCATCGGAGGTCTTTTTTGAATCAATGTCGGGAAGTTTCACGTCATATCTCATACTTATCACTTCCCGCAGAGGTTCGTTTTACGATTGAATAGAGAGAAAAGTCGCCGTGTCCCTGAATACGAAGCTTGATTGTGCGGCAACGTTTCGTGGATATGGGGAGAACCATGCTTTGCGGATGAATAATGGATGATTGATATACTTCGATCCATGAACCGATTCCGTTATATTGGATTGACACCTTCATATTGCTCCCTAAAGCAAGTTCCATGGCAATCTGTATGCCGGAAATATACTTCGTATATGGCGAGTCTGTGCCAATATCCCCGGTTTCAAGCATCCATTCCAGCGGGCTTTCCGAGGTTTTCCCGGCATCACCGTAGCCATCCAGCGATCCACGAACGCTGAATAACGTATTGTCAGCGATAAAATAGAGTTCGTTCCCAAGAGGTACAAACCAGCGGATGTTTATAGTATCTTCCTTGCTCCATATCTGGTTCTCGGTGTCATAAACAAATAGGGTATGTTGGCCGCTTTCATCTTCCATGCAAATGTAATAAAACCGGCTCCATGCGCCAGCAACCGCGTTTTTATACTGGATATTGCCCAGCGCTGTTGATATGCCATTTGGTAATGACTGCCCAAAGGAGCACACATCGTTCAGTGATTTATAATACAGAACTTCATTTACCACACACAGGCTCTTATCTGAACCCTTTGCCACTCCACGCGCCCCGGTATCGGAAAGGGTGAAGTTGCTCGGGATGCTTCCAAGAATCTGATGAATGATGTTCTCTTTGAAGAAAAATACATTTCCGAGGTGTGTCGCCGCGCCTGTAAAGGAACCAGCGCTACCCACGGTCACGGCGTAGCTGTCGGAAGCAAGGCCCATGTATTGCCGCCAGTTCTTTGCGTCGCCGAGCGCGCAGGCGTAAATTTCATTGTTCGCGCTGTTACATCCCCAAAGACGGTTATTGCTTTCGGTGATAAATTCCATGTCAGGTGTTTCCCGCGATACTGTAACGGAATTACTGTTGCTGGTTATAGCGTTTTGAATGAGCGCAGTAATCACAATCCAATCATCCCCGCGCGAGACAATATAAAAATCACCATTCAAAGCGCTGTTATCCATCCCGGCAATCGTAACACCGTCATACTGTGCAAAATTGGCGCCAATTCCAGCGGAACTGATCTTCACATATACCGTTTGAATACTCGTCCACATGGTTTGGCTTGTGCTGTACTGTTTCAGGATGGGCTTTTCCCCGCTGGTGTCCAGCCAGTAATCACCGTTGGCGGGCGACGCAGGGGCCGTTGTGCTTACGGTGTAGTTGCTGTAGACAGCACCATCAGAACGGCACAGGACGGCGCTTACCGTACCGGCGCTCGTATAGTGCGCCTCCAGCGATCCGAATTCGCCGGTTCTGGTGTTGTAATACACCTTGTCCGGCCAGATGATAATGTTCGCGCCCATGCGAAAGACTTTTTTCTCGGAATCCGTTACTGTGCCGACGACATTTCCATCATAGTAAAGGGTTGTTCCGTCAATCCATCCGAGTTTATCATTGGCAAAAATGCCGTTTGCTTTTGTGAGCTTTCGCAGGATTCCACGGGAACGGCGCGGGCGAACAACCGGCAGAAATTCGCCGGTGATATTCTTCTGGTCGAAGAACTCCGTTGATCCTATTTTCATCCCATGGTTATATCCGGTGAACCCGGTCACTCCATCCATGGTGGATGAGATAGACTGTAAAGACGGAAGTTCCATAGGCCAGTGCTCCTTTCTACACCCGGATTTCTCCGCTTTTCAGGAAAACGTGATTGTTGGCCACGTTCGCCGCATATGCGTTGTAATAACTGTTGAATAGCTGCATCTCGTTACCATAACGGTCAAATTCCTGATTGGATTTATCCACCATTGCGGATAACCAATACATATAGATCTGATCGAACGGAAACGGAACCAGCAGAGGCGTATCAAGGCTCGTATCAATGGTATAGGGTTCTGCGATTGTTTTCATTCCATCCCGATCCCGATGGATTGTGTTGCTGATCTGACCATCCACTTCACTCAGCCATCCGATCAGAACTGTCTGGTTGTACTGACTGGGGTTCATATCCTGAAACTGTGCCAGTAGTTTGCCGATTGTCATATCATCAGCTCCATTCAGCGGTGTACCAGTCCTGCCCTGGCTACTGTCTTTATCAACACCACATAAAGAGGGGCTTTTGCCCCTCTGGGATTAATTCAGTTCGGGTGCATCGGCGTTTAAGCGCCTTGCCGTTTCCTCAATCAAGCGCATCGTCGCGGCATCCTGTGTCATGCTTTCTTTGATGGTCATGTAGACGTAGTAAGGAACCACGATGGGAATACCTCGAGGCAACAGGGACTTGACGCCATTTACAATGACGAGCAGATCGCGGCTGTACCGTCCGTTGTCTTTGAACAACTGGATTTTTACCATCTGCCTCGGGTTATCGCCTTCGTAATCCTCGCCAGAAGGAATCGTTTTCCCCTTCGCGTTCAACTTGCTGTTCGCTTCGGCGAGCTGTGCTTTCAGGAGAGCAATTTCATCACTCTCGGAAGATGTCGAAGGCGCGGCAGGAATGGTTTCGGTATTGGACGTTTCGGTTTCAGGAATGTCGGCGGTTTTCTTCATATCCATTTCTCCCTTCAGGAAGGGGCGCGGCGGCAATCCCCGACGCGCCCCAATTTGTTAGTTGCTCTCGGCAATCATGCTCATACTGGTCGTATGTTCGACGCGGATCATGTACGCCTCGATCAGACGTTCAGTCACCTTTGTCGCTTTCCAGCCGATGGAGCCGACGAGGTTCAACTCGTCCTTGTAGCCCAGCGGCTTCACGACGTGCTGCAAACCCATGTTGGCCAGTTCAGTCGTGCCGTAAGCGTTCATGGCGATAAACACCGTGCAGTAGATTGCGCTGCCGTCGCGCCCCGCGCCATAACCGCAAACCATGGAGTTCACGGGGACGTTTTTCACAGCCGCAGACACCACAAACTTCGCGGTGCCCGGATCGCCAGCAGTTACGCTGACGAGCGTAGCCTCGTTACCGCCGACGTACATCTTCACCGTACCAGCCGCGATCTTTGCGGTCAACTCTGCGGCCTGTGCGACGGTGATCGCCTCATTGGTGTAGATGCTCGTGCTACCTGTGGCATCCAGAGCGGTTTTCAGGCTCATGCGGCATACACCGTTCCCGGCGCTTCCGAAGAAGTATTCGGGGCCAATGATCTTGGCTTCGGTCGTTTCCATGAACCCGGCATCGTACATTTTACCCGCAGAGCCGTTGTAGATTTTCTCCGGGTTCACGTACTTCTGCGCTTCCAGCCATTCTTTATTGCCCATCATATCGGCAATGGTGTCCGGGTGGATGATGCAAGGGTACAGGCCGCTGATCTTCTTCGCGTTGTTCCGTTTCTGGATATTAACCGCTTTGCGTACCACGGAAGGCGTGAACTTGCAGTTCATGTTGAGGTTCGCACGAAGCAGGACTTCGGTTTCAACGTCGCTCACCACCTGCGGAGCAAACATCTTGTTTGTGCCGCCGCACACAACCTCGCGGCTGATGGTGTCCAGCGTGCGGCCTGCCTGACTCCCCAGTTCAACCGTCGCGCGTTCAGCCATAGGATCAATGGCAGTAGCGGCCAGAATATCCGTATACGGAACGAAATCGCCGAATTGCTCAATCGTAGCCTGAATCGAGTGCGCGGACAGTTTGCTGCCGATGGGGACTTTGCCTTCCACAATAGGCGTAAGCGCCTTCGGCAGAGGATCGAAGTAACGGAACTCAATCGTTTTGCCACTACCGGCAGGGATGGGGTAACTGGAAGCGTACCGATCATACAGCAGTTCAGGCTCGGCGAAGTCGAGCAACCGTTGATGGTAGTACGTTTTCATTTCGTCGGTCAGTTCCGGGTTAGTGCTCTTGTTGAGCACATCATCAAACAGATGAAGGTTCAACGGCATCGAAGGGGCGAAACCTGCCGCAATGTCAATCATGGGCAGGATCATCAGTTCGTTCGTATACATAGGCTTCCCTCTCTTTCGTTCGTTTGGGGAGCCGCATAGACCATTACAGTTGTACGACTTCCCCCCGGAGAGCACGGCGTGCATAGTCGTCGCGCTCCTCGCGTGTGAGTTTGCTGACATCCTTTTTCGTGTTCGCGGGGATGCTGTTGTGCAGCCCGTTTTCAGCCGGGCGAACACCTCTCGCACGAATGGTGTCAAGCGTTTGTTGCTGGGTCATTTTTGCGATAATTCCGCTTGCGGCGGCAATTCTCGCATCGCGCCGATCCGGGTGAACGGTTTCATACGCGGTCTGAACATCGACCAGATTACTGGCCATCAGCTGGAAGAACCGTTCTCCAGTATCCGGATCATTCATCTCAGCGATAAGATCAAGATCAGGGTATACGGCTTTCGCCTTATCCGCCTGTCCATTCCATTCGTTGAGCTTCTTGTCGCGCGCTTCGTCGCGCGCACGGACTTCTTCTTCCTGATTCTTGCGGGCAAGCTCGGATTCCAGCTCCTTTACGTGCTTGAGCTGCTCGACGGTCATACCGCGCTCCTCGGCCTCCTGCTCGAAATAGGCATCGTCCGCGTCAATTGCTTTTGTAAGAGACTGCAAATCGCCGGGCTTTACGCCATATTTCGCCTCAAGCTTTGCCATAACGGGATTGAGTTCATTCAACCGCGCCTCGGTGTGCTTTGTGGCCTTGAATCTCGCGTCCATTTGCTTGTTGAAATCCGCAGAATACAAATCTTTGTAATCTGACTTGAATTTCTCGTAAGCGGCAAGACGCTCGTCGCCTTTGTCCGTGCTTACCTGTGCTCCGGGCTGTGCTTCGGGTGCAGTTGCGCCATTCGCCGCGCCAGACGCGCCATCTGCCGCCGCGCCAGTTCCAACACCAGTTCCAACACCAACGCCAGCCCCGCCATCGAAGAAACGAAGATTGAGCTTTATCATGTTTTCCTCCTGCCTTTCGGCCTGCTGTCTTTCCAGCGTGTCTGTAATGCCCGATAGGGCCTGCCGTCTATCCGGCGTGTCTACAGTTATTTTTTCACATATTCCTGAAATTCGCGCCCCACCGACACGTTATCGGGATACTGGGCCGCGAGCAGTGCGCACCCGGTTGCAATGGTGCTGAACATGCCTAACACACTTTGGAATCCTTCTTCGGTGGAGATTAACTCCACAGATACGGCTCCATCGCGCGCGTTGAGGTCATTGTGCTTAACTTTGGCTACATGTCCGCGCTTGCTCTCGTCGATTACACCCTGCATGAGCGATTGGGACAGCATGGATACCGCCGCGCATACCAAATCATTCCCGGCGATGCGGGCAGCATTGGAATGCCCGGAGAACGTCGCGATAAAGTGCCTGTGATTCTGCCTGAAAACAATCCTTGTCATCTTTCTTACTCCTTTATGTTTTATGTCCTGGGTGTGCTGCGGGTTGCAGCGGCTTTTCTGGCGTTCCCTGCCGTACTGTTCATGGAACCGTTCATCGCTTCGCCCAGCGCATTTGTAAGCGATTCCGCGCCAGCGTTGGTGGCATGACCTTGGCCTTGTCCAGCAGAGGCTATATAACGCTGTACCAGCGAAGCAACCTGCTGTGTGTAGTTGGTTTTCCCGCCGGAAAGCGCGTCCAGTTGTTGCGCCATAGCGAGCGTTATAGGCCCTAATTGCTGGATCGCGCTAAACAGCGTCCCGTTTTTCTGGATGGTTTCGCGTACCTGCTCTATCCCCTCAAACTGCATCATGGACAGGCAGGCAAGCGCCTGATCCGAACGGTCAGGGCTGAAGAATCCCAGCCCGTATAATTCCTTCGCGCGTTCGTTCTGCGCGACGGTGCTGAAAGGACTGGATTTTTGGGCGACAACGCGAATGTCGAAGAAAGGCACGCGAACAGCATCCGGCATGGTAGGCGTGCCGATATTCTGTTCTGCGATATTCTGCCCGTTGAACTCCACGAATTTCATTTCGCCCTGCTTACCGACGATTCGGAAGTACCGTGGCTGATCGTAGAACTGCCGCATCAGGTCAATGCAGATGTAACACATGTCCTGAAACGCAAGGTAGGAGGTGTTAATCATGTCGCGTGACAACTTGCTTCCGGCCTCCTGCAATGCGGCTATGGCACTTGCCGCAGTTACGCCGCTTGATGTGCCGCCCTGCGAGAAGTCGCGGTTCCCGCTCGTTTCTTTCAGCTCGTCGATTTTTTGCTGTTTCAAGCTAAGATAATTTCCGTCGATTGGTGGGAGGCTGATCGGATAGAACATGTCGGCAGGATTACCGCTGCCCTCATAGGTCACAATATCCCGCGTCCCGTCGCTGAATTCATCCATGTTGATGTTGATATCCTTGCGTGCCAGAAACCGCTGACGGGCCGCAAGCGCCGCGTGCTTGATGTAGATGCTGTCCAGTTTATCGATATACAGCTGCGGAGACTTGCACACATCAACGTATCCAAAGCCTACAGGCGTGTTTTCCTCCGGGAAGAGCACGTCCAGAACAAACGGATACTTCCCGTGATCGTAATAGCCGCGCTCTCTTTTCTCCGCATCGTTCTCGGAAGCATACAGCACTTCACCACACGTGAATTTGCAGTAATGCAGAATGTCTTTCCCGGTCGGGCTGCGTTTTTTGTAGTACCAGTCAACCACAAGAACCTTGTCGGAATTGTCAATGGGATCATCTTGCCGATATGGTTTAATATCCATGACGAAACTGCGGATAGCCTCGCCCTTATCTGGATACTGCTGCAACAACGATTCCCGGTCAACCAGCTCAACGCTGAACACATTTTTACTGTCCTGAATATCCGTAATTCCGGGCTGCCAGATGAGGTTGAGCGCGTCGATTTTGCGTATGGCTATGTCTCCAAGGCCGTTATCCTTGTCGTTGTCCCAATAGACACTGACAACGGAAAAGCCGTTTTTGAGTTTGTACCACCATGCGTCGCTGTAGGTGCGCTCAAACCCGTTCTGGTCAAGGATTGTGGGGATGATGGAGGTGAGCATTTCAGCGTCACCCTTATCGCTTACCTCGCGCGGAAGGACGGTCGGTTCAGGGAAGTTGTCCATCGCATCCGCATGTTTGTTGGCAAGGCTGTTGAATAGCCATGCCGAGGTAGGCTCCGGGTCGCTCACGTTGGGTTTGCCTCCTGCTGGTTTCACGATCTGTTGCCAATGACGCAGACGATACCAGCTTTCGTTGTCAATAATGCGTTGTTTCAGCATTGCGCGCCCTGATTCATACCGGGCCAGCGTTGCAGTCGCTTCCTTAATTTCCTCCGGCCCGATGATGGTGGGGGAGTAGGTGGAAGCATTTGGCTCATCTGC